TTGCTTTTTCTCATTCAAAAAGATGTTCCTATATTTACCAGTTGTTGTTGAATAATCCCAAGAGTTAACATCTAAAAATACTCTTTTTTTACCATCATAAGTTGAGATTTTAGCAATTGTGGTTAAATAAGATTGAAAGATTTTAAAAAACCAACCGTCATTATCTCGACCATATATCTCAAACTGGTTCGGTACTACATTACCGTTAGAATTAGTCATACTTGACACCGCTATTCTAAAAGTATTGTTTTCTTGTCTGTAATTATGCATCTTGTTTCCTTTCCTGCAATTGCAATTCAATCTCAAAATTAGTCAATGGCTTTTCAATCTCTACAATGTCGCTATTAATATCGTAAAAGTCTATCGTAGACTTTACTCTATTCAAATTATCCATGTTCCGATAATGATTAAATGTACTACTTGAATAATAGTTGCTCATATTATTACCTATTGATTGAAGTTAAAAAAAAAGCGGTATCAATTTAGAATCAATACCGCTATTACTTATTTTACTGATTGAATTAAGTTATTTGCCATTGTAACTTGAGCAAAAAACTCTCTACCACCTGCACCAGTTATTTGTGGTCGATTGGAACCAACAAAGGAACCATTGGAAACATACTCATTACCAAACATTGATGTTTCACTGTATCGCAATGTCTTTCCGATGTTTTGCTTCAAGAGTTTTTTACTCTTGTAATTAAGTATCATCATATAAAACCTATTGATTGGAGTTACCTAGTTAATAACTAGTACCATTACTAATTATGTACTATTAATTATACAGACATTAGAAATAAATGTAAAGCTTTAAATCAAAATAAATGAAAATAGTTGATATTAATAAGAATTAATACAAGTTGAATGCCAAACCAAACCAATACAAACCAATACAAAAAGAATGATTCACTATATACTTAATCAAAAAATGGATGCTCAGATCGCCCTGTATCACAACAAACTGGGCACCTGGATGCTGGAGTACCTATTGTAATGTGTATACAGTATGGAAAGATTGAAGTATGTTTACTGAAAATGTATATAAATATTCAATGTTTGGTACTGTTACCGCCCGCCGAATAATCAATACGCATACGCAAGAGTAATAAAGATTAACAATTGTAAAAAACGAGCTGGTCTATTTAAACGATAGATTAACAGATTATTAATGATTAAATAGATAGTTAATGAACTGATAAATTTATATGTTCGATTTGTATTATTATCAAACATATAACAATTTGAATATTTAAAGCTTGAATTTATATATACCAAATCAAACTTGCCCAATATTCGCCAAAATCCAGGAATCACCCCCCCTTCGCATCCTGGGGTAGGCTTGATGCTTTGTACCCCCACCACGCACAAATGTTATGTACTTGAATTTTTTTTTGATTTTTTATATACTGAATCATTATGGATGCATCATTGAATGAAGAGTCGGGGTTATTTGTATATCCTCATCAGGTAGATATAGGAGTTTGCAAGCGTATAATTAGGTTAGCTCACAATAAATGGGAGGCATCGGAGGTAGAGAGTGATTTAGGATCAGATGAGCTAGACACCAGTTTACGCAAGAGTGGTGTATTCTGGACGAAGGAGGAATGGTTAGTAGCACTAATTTGGTCCTATATGGACGCATACAACGAAGTTTCAGGGTTAAGCTATGATATACGGTCTGTTGAGCCAATCCAGTTAACGAGGTATGGCAAGGGTGGATTTTACGATTTTCATGTAGATGGATTTGGCAGTAAGAAGTGGGAGGTTGGAGGTAGTGTCAGGAAGTTAAGTATGACGATCCAGTTGAGTGAGGATTATGATGGAGGGGAGTTTGAGGTTGTGCGGTGCAGAAAAGGAGAAGTGGAGGTAGATACAATGGACAAGTCAATGGGAACAGTTATATTGTTTCCTTCAGTCTTGGAACACAGGGTATTACCTGTTACGAGAGGAGTGAGATATTCGCTTGTAGCATGGTTTACAGGCCCAGCATTCAGGTAGTGATATGACAAAGGTAAGGAGGGAGAAAGTACCAGAGCCGGAAGACAGGGATTTTTGGCAGATAGTATTTGAGAAGATAGAGCTAGGGGCCACGGAGCGTAGTATAGCACGGGAGTACAACTTCAGTCCTTCGTCATTGAGGAACAAGTTAAACACACCAGAGTTGCATGAGAAGTATGTACAGGCACATGAGGGCAGGGCAATACTTCATGCACACAAGATTGAGGATATGCTGGACAAGGTGGAGTCAGGAGAGATGGATTTTAACATTGCCCGTGTTTCGATAGATGCAAGAAAATGGTTGGCAACAAAGTATTATCCAAGGATGTTTGGAGAGAGGCAGCAGTTAGAGGTTAAGACATTGGATGTAACAAAGGTATATGTAGAGCAGTTGAAGTTATTAATGTCAAATCCAAATAAACGGATAAAGAGTGTATCTGCAATTGAGCTAGAGGACAAGAGTGCCAAAAAAGGGAGAAAAGGACAAAAGGTTAAAAAAATGTGAATTTTGCAGTATTGAATATCATCCAGCCATTTATCAATTCAGCAAGCAAAGATACTGTTCTCTGGTCTGCAAGGGAAAGAACAGGGCTTCCATAGAGAAGGAGCAGGGTATTTTCAAGGGTGGTTACAGCAGGGAGACACACATCCGTCTTTGGGTGGATGCAATGGGAATAAGGCATATGTCTGCACCATGTCATTATTGCGGAATGCCTTTGTATCCGGATAATTTTGTAATTGAGCATCGTAAGCCCAGGAGTGAACTTAAAAGCAAGGATGAGATGAGGGACATTTCCAATCTTGTAATATCGTGTCATGGGTGCAACAAGGAGAAGGGTTTAATGAGTTACGAGGAATTTAGGTGTTTGAAGAATTAATAAAGCAGTTTTTTGAGAAGTATGGTGATGATCCTGTTTCTTTTGTACAGGATGTTCTTCATGTAACACCTGATCCGTGGCAGGCAGAGGTACTGGGTTGGATAGGTTCTGGTGAACGCAGGTGTTCAATCCGGTCCGGTCATGGAGTAGGCAAGAGTGCGTGTGCATCCTGGGCAATGATATGGCACTTGCTCACAAAGTATCCCCAGAAGACTGTAGTCACAGCACCCACTGTGAACCAGTTGCATGATGCACTTGGAACAGAGTGCAAGAGGTGGATCAATGAGCTGCCCGAAGCATTGCAGGGTCAGTTGGAGGTTTTGAGTGAGCAGATACGTTTAAAGGGCGCACCTGCAGAAAGTTTCATAAGTTTCAGAGTTTCCAGGGTCGAAAGTCCAGAAAGTTTGGCTGGAATACATAGTGATCACGTTTTAATTGTTGTAGATGAAGCATCAGGTGTTCCGGAGCCAATTTACGAGGCAAGTGGAGGGTCAATGTCCGGGATGAATGCAACCACTTTACTTTTGGGCAATCCAGTTCGTTCATCAGGGTTCTTTCACTCAACACACACCCGTCTTGCAAAGTACTGGAAGACAATGCAGGTGTCGTGCCTTGATTCAAAGAGGGTGACAGAGGATTACATCAATGACATGAGGGTACGTTATGGTGTTGATACAAATCCCTGGAGAATTAGAGTTTTAGGTGAGTTTCCATTTGAGGATGAAGACACAATAGTACCAAGGGACCTGGTTGAGGATGCAATCGGCAGGGATGTAAAGGTTATTGAGGGTCCTGTAGTAATGGGAGTTGACATTGCAAGGAGGGGATCAGACAGCAGTGCAATATGTGTGCGCCAGAACAACCATATACTTGCAGGGGGTATAATGACAAAGAAGGGACTTGACCTGATGCAGGTGACAGGATGGATACGGGATGAGATAAAGAATGTGGAAAAGTCTGGTATGGAAGTTGCAGAGGTTTTAATTGATTCAATTGGTATGGGAGCAGGTGTTGTTGACAGGCTGGTAGAGGAGGGAATTGAAGTTAGGGGCGTAAATGTTGGTGAGTCACCATCAATAGAGGGCGAATATATGAACCTTCGTGCAGAATTATGGTGGAAGTGCAGGGAATGGTTTGCAAAAAGGGATGTTGTTATACCAAGGGATGAGAGATTGGTAGTGGAGTTGGCATCAGTGAGGAGATTGTGGCCCAGTAATGGTAAGTTGCAGGTTGAACCAAAGGATCAGACCCGTCAGAGGCTGGGAAGGAATGCATCACCGGATGCAGCCGATGCATTAATTCTGACTTTTGCTTCTTATGCATCAATGACAACAGGAAAGAGGGGTTGGAATAAGCCCCTTGAGAGAGAAATGCCTGGGATTATATAAAACACTTGACTTTTTGATGAGAAA